TGTAAAATATGAAGATTTACCTGCCACTTTCCATCTTGACAAACTTTTAACTCTACCGAGATTACTTACTTGATAATACCCTTCATAGTTAGGAATATCTTTCCAAATTTCATTCATGATTTTTTACGTTAAAATTATGCGTTAAAAAAGAAAGTGTGGAAGCCGTTAACGCTTCGGTGTTCAGTTAGCCAATTACCTCTAACCTATCCACACATTGCAAATATAAATAATTATCTATTAACTCCTTTTTTTAAGCCAAGGAAAACTTTTTTCTCCTCGTCCGTTAAATTAATTCCAAGTTCAGTTTGTATTTTGATTAATGCAGAAGCACGATAATCCACACTTTGGCTTTCTTGTAAAAAGTCCTTTTGCAATACTGGAAGATGCTCAAAATCAGCAGTTAAGCGTAAACCTTCTTTTTCAAGTCCAAGTTGTTCTGTGATATTGTTATATATTTTACTAGCTTCTGGAATAATAGTAGAAGTATAACACAATCTCTCACCATAGTTTACGTTAGAGTAAGTAGAACCACTTTCGTTAGAGAAAATATAGTAGTTAAGACCAAAAGCATCTATAATAGCAAGTTTATCAGCTTTAAGTTCATCAAATAACATTAAATCCTTAGTAGGATAAGACATTGGTGTCCATTTAACGTCGTTTTCAGAAATAATAATCTCGTCTTTACTTCTATTATACCAATCTTTACGTATTTGTTCTTTTTCTTCTGGACTCATTGGTAAAGCACCGCCTAAATCAGAGTTTGAGGCAGATAAGATACCAATAGCACCAATATTCTCTAAAAGTATGTTACGTTTATTGTATTGTGCCTTAATGTTAGATAACGGAAACTTTAAAGATTCAATTCTTGATACAGAATCTAAAATATTAACACCATCCGTAGTTTGAATAATAACTACTTCTTCATTTAATAATGTTTCTGGTTTATCACCTTCATAGTTATAAGTGTAATCTTTTATAAGACCGCCTTTATCCATTTGTTTAAGAGTACGACCAGAAGTATTGATTTGAACCTTATGTCTAGCAAGTGGAACAAATAAATTAACTATTCCAAAACTTCTTCTTGGTGCATAACATAAAGCAGTTGAAAATAAACTATCATTTACAGATATAGAATACATTACGTCCTGCCAAGTTTGCATTGGATTAGGATTCTTAATTAAATCAAGTACCCAATGTTTTTCTACTTCCGTTCCGTCGTCTTTTACAAGTCTTGGACGACCTTGTGAAAGCATTTGAGCCTTTTTATCGACAACAGTTCTTAATTCTGGTATTTCAACATACGCTTGAAATGGTTTTTCGGTATTCATCCAGATTGGAACTTTCTTACCATAGAAGTCATGTTGATATGCTCTATTTGTATCTAATAGGGCATTTATTTCCCTAAGTTGATTATTATTTATAGGTGTTCCGAAAAAAGCATTCCAAAAAGAAGGGTTACTCATAATAATTTTTTTACATTTGTACAACAAATTTAAGTAAATATGAATAATAAACTTAATTCTACCTATAAAATTAAATCACATTCTTTAGAAATTAAGGATGTTGATGCAAAATCACGCAAGGTATCGATGTATTTAGCGCATTTTGGAAATATTGACTCCGACCAAGATATGATTGTTAAAGGTGCTTTTTCTAAATCTTTACAAGAAAGAGGTTGTGATTCTTCTTCAAATAGAAAAATTGCTTTCCTAAGACACCATGATTGGAAAATGCAAATAGGAAAGTTCGTTGAACTTAAGGAAGACGAAAACGGATTATATGCTGTAGGTGAACTTGGAAGTTCTACTTTAGGTAACGATGCTTTATGCGATTATCAAGATGGAATTATCCGTGAACATTCTATTGGTTTTAAATATATCACTGATAAAATTAAGTGGATTAAAGATGAAGCTACAGAAGCAGAAGGATATTGGCTAGTTTCAGAAGTTGCATTATGGGAAGGTTCAGCTGTTACTTTTGGTGCTAACGAAATGACTCCAGTGTTAGAAATTGGTAAATCAGAAGAAAAAAGTAAGATTATTACTACTATCACAAAAGAAATGGACACTATAATTAAGGCTTTAGGAAACGCAAGTCGTACAGATGATAGTTTATATTCGCTTGAAATGAGACACAAGTTTTTAACTGCACAACTTTCTGAAATTGCAAGCATGAATATCGAAGCAATGGACGTTAAAAAAATAATTGAACCTACAGAAGAAGAAAAATCTTTTGATTGGAGTAAAGTTGTAACTAATATTAAATAATCATGGAAAAAGTAAAACGCACTACTAAAGAAGCTAAAGTTGTTTTAAACGAAAAGTTTGAAAACCACGAATTAGTAAAGTTTTCATTTAATAATAAAGCACCATATCATCATGAAGGTGTGATTGAAGTTATTTCTGGTGAACACGCAAATATTTTTTTAGAGCAAGGTTATGGGGTTGTTTGTAACGATTAGTGATTTTACTGGCAAGTTCGCACTTTCTACTGGAATGTATGCGAATACTAATATCCAGTCTTATATAGATAGGTATGAAGACATATATTTAACTGAATTGTTAGGTATAAAACTTTATAATCAGTTTATAGCAGACTTAAATGTAAGTAACGTGCCAGTTACAGCAAAGTTTACTAAGATATTTAATCCTTTTAAGGAAGAAATGGATATTAGACTTATTATCTCTAAAGGAATGAAAGATATGCTCTTAGGATTCATCTATTTTGAATACATGAAGGATTCTGTTACTCAAACTACACCTATAGGAGTTGTTAAACAGTCTACAGAGAATTCTACGCCTATTTCTGCACACACACCTATATACTTACGTTACAATGAATCTGTGAAGACTTATCGTGCTATTCAAGATTATATAATGCAAACATTAGGTACTTATCCAGACTTTAGAGGATACATGAAACAATATGCTTATTGGATATGAGAGATATTAGTGTTTTATTTGAAGAAATAGTAAGTAAGATTGATACTTCAATTGAGGTTAAGTCTTATTCTAACAAAAGATTTTATACTTGTAACACTAAATGGATTCGTGCGGGTAAAATTATTTTTGGTAAAACAGCAGGAAATACAGATGCTACTTCTGTTGTTACCTTAGTAGTAAAGGACACGTACTTTGAAATAGAAAGTGCTACACTCGTGAAATCGGTGCGCTGTCCGTTACCATTTGCAATTACTGGAACTAAGTTAGCTACTAATATAGAGTTTACTAAAAAAAGCAATAATCTATTAAATAAGACACCTTTAGTTTGGTTGCTTGAAAATCATAGTGAAAAACTTTATGGTATAGATTCTTCTTTAGAAAGAGATATGGAAATGACTGTATTATTTCTTGATGAAACAGATGTATTGAACTATTACACTAAAGACCATAGACTTCAAGTATCTGAACCAATGATTGCTTTAGAGGAAGAATTTGAAAAAGTAATTAATAATTTTGCACTTTATAGACGATTAATTAGTTTTAATAGAAAAGTTTTTAGTAGATTTGGTACTGAAACAGAAAATGGTATGTATAAAAAAATACTTGATGCTAATTTAAGCGGTATTATTATTACCTATTCTGTATCAAAATATAAAGATGCTTGTAAATGTTAGTTTGAAGCGTTAGAGCCGAGATAATCACTCTACAAAACGAAAACCCAACGTAGCGTAGAATGAATTATTGTAAACTTTAAACCTAAAAACAAACAAAAATGGAAATGACTCCAGAACAAGTAATTGAGAAAGTAAACTCAATTGTTGCTGAAAAAACAGCAAATTCCGTTTCTAAAATAGACTTAGAAGCGTTGAAAAATCAATTAACAGACTTAGAAGGTAAATCTGACAACTCCGAAGTTAAATCTGCAATTGCAAAATTGGAAGGTTTAGTAGAAGGAATGAAAGAAGAAAAAACTTCAAAAAATGTTACTTTGAAATCTATCGGACAAGCTATCGCTGATGCTTATTCTGATTCTATCGACAAAATCAAGGACATCGCTGAAAAAGGTGGTTTAATGAACCTTGATGTGAAAGCAGTAGGTACAATGTCAATCACGAACAACTACTCTGGTGGTACAGTTGCTTTATCGCAATTAGAAGCAGGGGTTACTCGTATTGCACGTAGAATGCCTTTCTTACGTCAATTAGTTAATGCTTCTGGTACTACTTCTAAGTATATCACTTACATTCAGTCTAGTGGACAAGAAGGTGGTGCTGATATGACAGCAGAGGGTGCATTAAAATCACAAGCTGACTTCAATGTAGTTGAAACTTCTGTAGCAGTTAAGAAAGTTACTGCATGGATTAAAGTTTCTAAAGAAATGATTGCTGATTTACCTTTCATGCGTAACGAAATCAACAATGAGTTGATGGAAATCGTTGAATTGAAATTAGATTCTCAAATCCTTTCTGGTGATGGTGCTGGAGATAACTTAGTTGGTATCTTACAAAATGCTGTTGCTTGGGCGGCTGGTAACTTTGCTTTAGCTTATGTATCTCCTAACGAGTTTGACGTTTTAGCTGTAGCTATCGCACAAATTCAAACTGGATTGTTTAATGCTAACTATATTGTTCTTCACCCAGAGGATGCAGTTAAAATGCAATTGAACAAAACAAGTACTGGTGAGTACACTTATGCTATGCAATATGTTGATGCTAACGGAGTTACTAGAGTTAAAGGTATTCCAGTTATCGAAAACGTTGGTATGACAGCTGGTACTTTCTTAGTTGGTGACTTTACTAAATCTAACTTACGTATTAGAGAGGATTTAAATATCCAAGTTGGTTATGTAAATGATGATTTCACTAAAAACTTAATGACAATCTTGTGTGAAGCA